TTGTAGCTCAGGTACTCGCGGTACTCGCGGCACTGGAGGTTCCTGATGATTGATTGGCTGCGCGCTCATCGCTGGAAATGCCAGCTTCTCGTCTATCCGAAACAGACATGGTGCGGTGCGCCCGCAGTGGCGTGCGTGGTTCTCTTCGGCGAACACAAGCTCGTGTGTGCTTTCCACGCATGGGATGGCAAAGAGGACGCTTTTCCGATGCTGGCAAGAACGCTGATGGAGGCTCAGCATGATTGATCTTGGACGGCTGGCACGGGCTCAACAACTCTCACGTAATGCTTGTCATACCTGTTCGACACATTGCCATGCGCTTTCTGATGCTATCAACGCGGTTGCCGCGCTGGAGGGCGAACTGCTACGACTGCGGGCGGAGAACCAGAACGCGCGCGATGTCATCTACGTGCTGGCAGCAGAGATAGCCAAAGCACGTGACACGGGAGCAGCAAGAGGAGGGCCACAATGAGCACCATCTACGTTTGCCCCTGCGGTCGCAACGCCGAGATACGCACTACTCGCGCAAGTATCGTGGTGTGGCTGTGTCCAGATTGCTTCACCAAGCTTCGTGGGCAGGACTGGTGGAAGGAGTATGTTCGATGACCACGCCATCTGAAAAGAGGCCACAGCTTCGTTGCTGGGAGGCACACATCGATTCCAAAGATACGTACACATGCATGGAAGTGAAGGATCACGCTGGAGCCCACAAGTGGGTGCCAGATGGTGATGTTTCGTTCTCGTTTGCACCATCAAAAGGGCTTCCCAATGCCCACGCCATCTGATCGACTGCGGGCGCTGCACCAGCGGAGGTCGAGCACGCTGCGCGATTACTGCCTGGACTGCAAAGTGCCCTGGCCCTGCGACACCACCCAGGTGCTGGACGAACTGGCTATAGCGCGTGCTATAGAGTGGAATCTGCGAAAAGAGAACGAGGACCTGCGGCAGGAGCTAGGTGAACTAGATCAGATGTACCAGCGCATGCTTGCTATTCGTCCATCTCGTGGGCAGCTACAGGCGAAGATCAAGCTAGCTGACGCCCTGGCGGAATCGATGGAGCCCCTTATCGAACTGGCACAGGTGTTCAAGGCCGAACTGTTCGAGGATGAGGTCGCCATTATTGAGGCGACAGTCACGACGCTGCGTGCCTACAAGGAGGCTTGAAAATGACATATTGTATCTGTGGGCAACCCGCTGATATTCGTGCTCAACTTACGCTGACTGCTGAACTAGCATCTCGTACTACTCGCGTGTGGGGCGGTTCAGAATTAGGCCACATTCATTTGTGTGAACTCTGCATGTGGCAACTGGAAAACGCAGCGGGCGATGCAATCGTGAAGGAGATCGCCAAGATTGAGGCCATAGCATCAAAAGGGGTCTACAGGGAGGCAATAGGGTGAGCAGAATGAGTAACCAATGGATTTGTGCTGGCTGCGGAAGAGAGATTGAGGATGTGGCGGCGTCGGTCAACTTGACGCCGGACCTGCTCTCGTTGGGCTCTGATATGTACTTCCTCGACGGCCCGATAACGGTACGTGACGAGGCGTACGACTGGTGCTCAGTCAAGTGCTTTGCGCGGTGGGTTTACCGGGAGGCGATGTACGCAAGTCCGCGAATGGAGGCTAATCATGACTGACCTTGACCGGCTGGACGACTTTCTTGTGCAGCATAACAGCTATCAACACGACCCGAAAAACGACCGGTGTGCAGCGCCGGAAATCGACGCTGCCATTATCCACGCCTATCCCGGTCTTCGCGCTGAACTGGTGCGGCTGCGGGAGGCCAAGGCCAATCACTTTGAGGCGATCGCTGAGTTGGACCTCCGTAGGGCTGTATTACAGGACGACTGCGAGCGGCTGCGGGAAGAGAATGCGACACTGCGGGATTACCTACGGGCGGTGCGTCAAGACCTGCAGTCGATTGAGGACATTGCTGCTCGCCGCGGCGTTGTGGCACTTGCGCGGTCTACCGGTGAGTTCATCGACAAGTGGTTGGAGGTTACCAATGCTGACTGACGATTTAGCAACCAAGGACATAAAAGACCGCATTGCCGAACTAACGCGCACCGTTAGCGAACAAAGAGCCAAACTAGTAAGGCGGCATCATGATGATGTAGTGAAGCTCAAGGCGGAGAATGAGCGGCTACGGGAGGAGAACGCGAAGCTGAGGGAGTGGTGCCAGAACTACCATGACTCACACTGTGCTTGCTCCGAGCGTAATGCGATTCATTGCGAACTACGTGACGAGATGGGTCTGGAGGTGGAGAGTTGAATGCTCAATCCGACTGGCAAGCCGCCAACGAGAAGATCGCCCGAGCGGCCTTCCTGGCCTATGGCGATGAGTTGCTTTGGGAGGTTCCTCTCGCAGTGCGTTGGGAAGATTTGCCCGAAGCCCATCGGCAAGCATGGAGAGTTGTGTCTGCCACCGTCCGCGCCTGTGCAAGCGGGGCGGACGTGTACGAGGCCCTCCCCATGATCAACCACGCGCGCGGAGACATCGACGTAGCGCAAGCACTAGACCAGTTGTGGAGGGAACCCAATGCTGACTGAAACTCAACTCGATTGGCTGGCAGAGCAGGCCGGGTGGAAGCTCGACAATCTCGGAACATGGTGGAAGGGCGATAGTGAGGCAGCGTCGTTTTCGCACCCATCTATATCCTGCGACCGGCTCATCGCTGACCACGACGGGTGGATGACGAAGCATTCCATCTGGTATCTGGTGCGACGGTCGCGTGGGGGTGACGGGCAGTTGCATTGGACAGCCGAAATGTGGGGCGGGCATCTCGATGCGGAAGCGTGGTTCGACGCCGATACGCCAGAGGCCGCGCTTGCCGAGGCGTTCTACCACGCACGGGGAGGGCCACAGTGAGCAAGCAATGCGGTGAGTGTTTCTATGGGTATCACGAACGATGTGTTCGTGGCCTTAGTTGGTGGCAGCGCCTTTTAGCCGGGTGGGGGATGCGATGCGATTGCCTGTGTCTAACCGGGCCACAAGGAGGGCTACAGTGACCACGCCGTCTGAACGACTACGAGCGGTTCACGTGCCCTACCGCAAGACCTTCGGGCCGGATCAGTTCTGTAGGGCCTGCAGGCCGCTAACGCCCTGGCCTTGTGATATCGTGGTGGTACTGGACGCTGCCGACGCTCTGGCGGGGCGTTTTGTCTCGAACAGTGTGCCCCTGAGTGTGGTTGTACATTTTGCATAGGCCGCGTAGCGCTTGCTGTGGGCCGGGAACCCTCTATAATGGGACAGGTGGACGACGACCTTCCCGTGAAAGCGCCCCGGCCCCACGGCACGCCTCGCTCTAAGCGCACCAAGGTATCTCGCGCGGCCTGGATGCGGGCCAACCCCACGCTTGGCGAACAATCGTTTAGTATGCTGCTAGCTACGCTAGGCGTGGATATCGAGTTCCAGGCACAAGTGGTTGTGGCGGGGTACATTGTTGATTTTTATCATGCGGGCTTGCGGGCTGACGGGAAGCTGTGCAAGCCTTTTGTCGTGGAGATCGACGGCAGCAGTCACGGCGGGAAGGCAGCGCGGGAGGCCGATGCCCACAGGACGAAAGTCTTGGAGCGGCTGGGCCTGGACGTTATTAGATTTTCCAACAAACAAGTCATCGCACAGCGGGCTAGTGTGGCCCAGGCTGTTATGTTGGTGCGAGAAAACGCGCCATGAGCGACGCACTAGACGATCTGTTAGCACAACTTGCGGATGGTATACAGGGCCTTAAGGGCGATGAGTTGGCAGCTTACGAAGACCTGGAATATTACTCTCGATATGTTATCGGTTATGGGAACCCGGACTACAAAAGTAACTCCCGGTTCCTCAAGCGGGTCTATCACAGCCTGCAGCATGATGAGGACACTGAGCATCTTATATTAGGCCCTCGGGGTAGCGCAAAAAGCAGTGCGGTGACAGTCACGTATGTAACATGGATGATTGGCCGAAACCCGCTGATCAGGTTTATGCTGGCCTTTGCATCAATGGAAATGCAGGGTAAGGCATTCGCCCGCCAGCTTGATCAGATTATTGCCGGTAATGAGCGTTACATCAAGATATTTGGAGCGTTGAAGCCAGAGAAGCCGGAAAAGTGGGATGCGACCGAGAAAATCGTCGTACGTCAGGAGCCGCCGTCCGGCCTGAAAGACCCCACTATTAGCGTCGTTGGCCTGGGCAGCGCCGTCCCATCAAGGCGCGCCGACATCGTAATTTGTGATGACCTCGTAACGGGCGAGAATGCATACTCCCCAGCGTTACGCAAAACAGTCAGCGCCTTCGTGAAGCAGTCCCTCATGCCTATCCTGGTGCCCGGCGGGAAGACTATTGTAGTAGGCTCCCGCTGGGACCCCCGTGACTTGTATAGTGAGCTTGCGGACGATTGGGGTCTACGCTTCCCTCGTGCCGTACCTATTGATACGCAAGCGTTGTACGAACTTAGCGGCGGGGATTATGCCAGTTATGAGGACTTCGATGAGTTTGTCGACGACGCTACTTAGAGGGTATATGGGTGGCTAAGCTAATCTACGAGCGCGCAATTCACGTTCATCCCGAGACGGGTGAGTTGAGCAGTTACTGGCCTGAGCATTGGCCGCTTGATAAGCTGGCCAAGAAGTGGCGGGCAGTTGGCTCGGGGCCGTTTGGGGCCGGGTATCAGAACGACCCGAATGCCTTAAGCGGCAACGCGCTGGAGCGGGAGTGGCTGCAGCTTTATCTTCCCGAGGAGTACGAGGAGCACAAGCGTGGGTTAGGCGTGGATCACGGGACGCTGGTAGCCGGGGCCGACCCCACGCGCGGTGGTAGTGGCCGCGACCCTGACTATTTCGCTACTATTAGAGGCGACCGGCTGGAGAATACTCTATACCTGACGGACTTCTTTAATAAGCGGCTGGGTATCTCGGAGCAGGCGCAGTTCCTCGAAGACTGGATTAGCGCAAGAGGCCCAATTCATATTGGGATTATCGAGGACACCAGCGAGAAGGGCTACGTCTGGAATGACCTACAGCAAGTTAACGCGGGAGCCGGGACACAGTACAACTGGATTGTCGAAAAGGCACAGGGCCGGAACGCTGTAGGCGCTAAAGAGCTTCGGTTCCTGGCTATGGCCCCACGGTTCAGGAGTGGCCAAATCAGGATTCCAGGCATCCGCACAGGGGCCGGGGCCGTCATTCCTGACCCCAGGTGGGATATCTTTGTGCAGGAGTGGTGCTCGTTCCCGAGCGGGCATGACGACTTGCTCGATGCTGCGTATTGGTGCCAGTTTGCGGCATTCGGCAAAGAGCCACCCGTCATGGGTATAAAGAGTGACCGTGATCCAAGGAAGATTGCTACGGAGGGCCTAACGTGTGAGCGCCCGGCCCACCTTGCATACGGTAAGCCGCTTGACCAGTGCGCCCGCTGTCTGACAGAGTTGTCACAGAACCAGTCGCCGGGTCTAGAACCTGACTCGCAATCAGTCCCGGCGATTGGCTCTCCCCAGCGGGCGCACTCACGTAGTGGCATAGGTATGGGCCTGCATAGGAGATAACAACAGTGAACATCTGGAGCACGCTAACCAACAGGCGTGATGCACAGCCAGCATCAGCGCTTACATGGACAGACTTCATTCCCCCAGTCAGGACAAGCCCGCTGGATAGTGATGCGCTTGTTGTTTGTAGCTGGCTTCCCCTTGAGGTTGGTTTGGCCTGGATCGACTTCAAAGAGGTTGATAACAACAACACGTATACTGTGCGCGTACTTAGCCACTTTGAGGACGGGTCTACCCGGCTGGTACGTAGGTTGGATATTGAGTTTCGCAAGCCCGAGCCTGGTTGGCCCTTCTGTGTGATGGTTAATGGGACAGCGACGAGGTTCGACGGAATGCTAGACTTTAGCTTTGGTCTGTACCCGTTTGAGCGGGAGGTGGTCGTTGTCCAAACGGGTGGGCGATCATCGGTATTGCAGGTTGCTACCTTGACGGGGGTTATGCAGGAGGCTAGCGTAAGCGCATGAGTGTTCCCCTGCTGCCGGTACGTCAGTCTGTCACAGAGGCGTATGGGTCGCTCCCCGTGCCGTATACAACAGCACGCCGGGAGGATCGCGGCTGGCGGAGCACGGGTCAAAATGGCCTGGGCCGGGAACTGCCGGAAGAGATGCACGACCGGCATATAGTTAACAGCTTCCGGGCTTACCGCACGAACCCAATGGGCCGCCGCCTTATCGAGATGCAAGTCAACTTTGTTATCGGTAATGGCTTGTCGGTCAACTCCAAAAGCCTGTCACTACTGAGTGAGATTCAACGTTGGTGGGTTGATCCATATAACCAGTGGCCCGCCCGGATTGCTGCCCGCCTGCGGGGTCTGTACATCTATGGCGAGTGGCTCCATAGGCCCCTACGGGACTCCACGGGCTTCATCAGAATTGCGGACCTCCAGCCCGATGCCATCGCAGCGGTAAGGGCTGATCCTGTGGATCATGGCCTGTGCGACATGGTGGTCTTGAAGGAGATTGTCCGGGCTCAGGAAGTTACCAAAGAGGCACCAATCAAGGTCATTCGGCGGCGTCTTTATCCTGTAGGTGATACGTTTGAGCTTGAGGACAAGTTCAGCGGGGACTTGTTCTACTTTGGTATCAACCGGACATTTGACGCACACCGTGGTGTGGGCGAGTTGTTCACGGTGCTGGACTACATTGACCTTTATGATGACATGCTGTTTAGCCGCGCCGAGCGGGTTAAGCTCATGTCCCAAATCTACTGGGACTTGAGCGTAGATGGGATGACGGAAAAGGAACTACAGGACTTCCTACAGAAGCGGACGGATTTGCCGCCCCGACCGGGAAGCATCTTTGCTCACAACTCAGCTATGGTACTGACGGCCAGCGCCCCCGACCTTAAGGCTGACGACCACAGTATTGATGCTGGCATTCTCAAGTCCCACATTATTAGTACGTCCGGCTGGCCGGGCATCTGGTTTGACGACTCCGGCTCGGGCCGGGCCAGTGCCCAGGAGATGACGGAAAGTGCCCTTCGCAACATCATCAATCTGCAGGCCCAGGTTGGGCAGTTTTTGCGGACGGAAATTGATTACCACCTGCTCAGCCTGCGCGCGTCTGGCCTGCTGGACGCCAGTGATGACGAGATCAAGGACTACACCATTAGCTTCAACCGGCCCTCGGCGCGTGACATCCAGCGCATTGGCCCGGCCCTGGGGCGGCTTATTGACTATGTTACTCAGGCCACGGGCGCTAACCTGATTACGCAGAGTGAGGCCCGCAACATTGTGGTTTCACAGGCTAACCAGCTTAGCTTGAGTGACCAGCCGATTGCCCTTGAGCTTCCGGTTGAACTTGAGCAGGCTGAGGCTGTTCAGCACGATGCTGAAATCGCTGCTGCAGCAAATACGGCCAAGCCACAAGCCGAAAAGAAACCTGCACGTGAGTCGATGCCGCCACGTCGATCCACACTGTACGGCTAAAATCTTAAAGGGAGCCAGCACGCCATGCCCGAGTACGAACCTGGGGATATCCAGCGGTATGCCCAAGCTATTACACTACACGACATTCCCCGCAAAGGCGGCAAGATTGATGCTGTGGCCCGCAGCGGTGTGAAGAATGCGTTACTTCGTAGTATCGTAGACATCACGTGGCAGCAAGAAGCAAACAGCAGCGTAAACCCGATAGTGCGCTTTCGGCTTGAACCAAGGCGCATTTTGTGTGACCTGTTCACAATGACCGAGGAGTCCTATCCGGCGGCCCTGTGGCGTACGCAGGAGTTCGATGGTATGGCCTTCCGCCACAATGTGGAGACCGCGCTCGAAAAGGCCCTTACCGCCTGGGAGCGGGCTAAGTACGATTCCGCATACATCGCGACCAACAGCGAGACCAAAATCATGGATGCCCAGCAGGCATCGGATGTAAAGCC